AAGCAAGGTTCTATTGAGGAGAACGTTATTTTCCTTAACAGACAATTTGGATTTGACATTGACGATATGTTAGCAGCACAAAACTCTTACGGAGCAGGTGGTACTTCTTATGGTCTATTTGACAATGACGAAGAAATGGCTTTAAACTTAGGATTTACAGGATTCAGAAGAGGTTACGACTTCTATAAGACTGACTGGAAATACTTAAATGACCCTACAATGAGAGGTGGTTTGCCAGCAGGAGCAGGCTCAGGTAAAGTCAATGGACTATTAGTTCCAGCTGGCTCTACAAGTGTTTACGACCAAATTCTTGGTAGAAATGCTAAAAGACCTTTCTTACATGTTAGATATAGAGCTTCAGAAACTGAAGACAGACGTTACAAAACTTGGATCACTGGCTCTGCTGGTGGTGCAGCTACTAACGACATTGATAATATGCAAGTCAACTTCTTGTCTGAGAGAGCTGTATGTACTTTAGGTGCAAACAACTTCTTCTTATTTCAAGACTAGTAATTAAATTTAAAAGAGGCAGGCACGCATGTAAACGCCCTCCTGTCTCTTTTTTTTAAATAAATTAAATTAAATTAAATTAAATCAAATGGAAAAAAATAATATAAGCCCTCAAAAGGGCACGATTAAAAAGTCTACTCAAAAATCTACACCTAAATTTGTAGACAAAACCTATAAACTTACAAGAGGCACAGCGCCATTATCTTTAATATTAGCGTCAAGGCACACTAGTAGATTTCCCCTTCTTCACTTTGAAGAGAAGACAGGGATGAATAGACCTCTGAGATATGCGAGAAACCAAAACTCTCCTTTTCAAGACGAGCAGGACGATAATGCAATTGTAGAGCCAGTTGTATTTGAAGATGGATTTCTTTATGTCTCTAAAAGAAATCAAATATTACAGAAATTCATGGCTTTACACCCAGGGAACGGAAGAATATTTGTGGAAATCAATAAAGCGAAAGAAGCTCAGGAAATTGTAGAAGACTTAAATTTAGAGGTGGATGCTTTAATAGAGGCAAGACAGCTCGAAGTTGAACAGGTTGAAAACATGGCCAGAGTATTATTCCAAAAAGATGTCTCTAGGGTAACTACATCTGAATTAAGAAGAGATATTTTGATATTTGCAAAAGATAATCCTAAAGGGTTTTTAAAATTATTAAATGACCCTTCATTAAAACTTAACTCTACAATACAAAGCTTTTTAGATAAAAGCTTAGTTCAGTTCAGAAACAATAAGAAAGAAGTGTGGTTTAACACCCCCTCTAATAAGAAGAAAATGTGTAACATTCCCTATGGTGAAGACCCATTATATATAATGGCCTCTTACTTCCATAGTGATGATGGTGTGGAGGTATATAAACACTTAAAATCATTAGCAAAAAATGCGTAACTTTGTAGCTTGTTTAACCCATTAAATTTTTTATAATGACAAAATTTTTAAATATACCAGTAACTAGCGAACAATACCAATTGGTCGCTATTAATAATATTGCATTAATAGAGCAAGCCTCTACCACTACAGTAACAATTACTTATAGTGGTGGTCAAGTGACTACTCTTACTCACGCAACAGCAGGAGCGGGAGATGAAACCGAAAGAGATACAATAGAAGATGCAGTCGTTGCTGCCTTAACAACTTCATGGACAAACCCAGCATACGATGTAGACAACCTACCTTATGCTGTGAGTGGAATTGGTATTGCATAACAGTATAATCCTTCCTTTACTATCGACAGGAAAGCGCCCTAATTCAGGGTGCTTTTTTATTTTGATTATCTTTGTATAAAATAATTCACGATGATAAATTCAGTGAGAAACACTGTCCTTTCTATAATTAACAAAAACAACTATGGGTATATATCCCCTAGTGATTTTAACTTATTTGCAAAGCAAGCGCAGTTAGATATATTTGACGAATATTATGTAAATTATAACCAGCAGGTTAATGAGGAAAACGCTAGATTATCAGGAACAGGATATGCAGACATCAAACTAGGTTATGAGGAGGTGATTGATATGTTTTCAGTAACATCTTCTTTAACTCAAAACAATTTAAACACTTATTACTTGCCCTCCACCACTACCACAGGAGATGATTATTATTTAATAAATAGTGTATACTGTTATGCAGGGGGAGTTTATCAAGGAGAGGCAGAAAAGGTGAGTAATACAAAAATAAAACTACTAACAGCGTCTTTGTTAACCGCACCGTCAACAGAATACCCCGCTTACACGCAGCAAAGTGATTCGATAACTATCTATCCTACCACTTTTAGCGGAGCTAATGATGTTCAGGCAACTTATAATAGATATCCAAAAGACCCTAAATGGACTTATGTTACCCTCTATGATGGAGAGCCAATGTTTGATCAGACTCAAAGTGACTATCAAGATTTTGAACTCCCTATTGATGATGTAAGTAGTTTAGTTGCGAAAATACTTCAATATGCAGGGGTTTCCATAAGAGAACAGGACGTGTTTACGTTTGGGCAACTTGAAGAACAAATGCAAAATCAAAAAGAATAATTATGGCCTACATTGATCAACAAAAATATTATACTAATGATGGTGCTGCACCTACAGAATCAAACTGGGGGTCATATCAATATATTAGTTTAGCAGAGATAATAACTAACTTTCAGTTAATGTATGATGGAAACCACTCCTTGGTTAACAATGAGAATAGGTATAAAATTTTATTTCACACTAAAAGAGCAATACAGGAATTAAATTATGATGCCTTTAAAGAAATCAAAGCATTAGAGCTACAAATTTATGACGATCTAAGATTTATTTTACCTTCTGACTATGTAAACTGGGTAAAGCTATATATGTTAAAAGATAATGTTTTAAGAGAGTTAACTGAAAATATTCAAGTGCAATCGGCTATATCTTATTTACAAACAAATACTGATGTGTTTACTTATGATGGTAGTAATAATGCAACCATTGTTACATCTACATTAGATACAGACAGAAAAGACGGCTCATTAAGAAGTATTTATTTAAACCAAAATAATGAACAGTCGGCTGATCCAGAGTGTCAAGATTGTAATCAGGACTTATATAGAATAGGAGCACGCTATGGTTTAAACACTGAAACCGCTAACTTCAACCCTACCTTTACTATAGATAAAAAAGCGGGAGTTATTAATTTTGATTCTACTATGGCTAACCAACAGTGTGTATTACAATACATATCCGATGGTATGGAAAATGGAAATAATGTGGATATCCAAGTGAATAAATTATTTGAAGAATATGTATATGCCTATGTAAAGTATGCAATATTAAATAGTAAGTTTGGAGTACAAGAATACATTGTTAATAGAGCTAAAAAAGATAAACAAGCTTTATTAAGAAATTCAAAAATTAGATTAAGTAATATTCATCCAAGTAGATTGGTTATGAATCTTAGAGGTGGGAATAAGTGGATAAAATAAAATGGCAAACATTCAAAGAAATTTTGTAGCAGGCCGTATGAACAAAAGCCTAGACGAAAGGCTTGTTCCTAACGGAGAATACGTGGATGCTTTGAATGTAAGATTAGGTTCTACTGAGGAATCAGAAATAGGGGCTGTTGAAAATGCTAAAGGAAATACTCAGGTTACTTCTCTACAATATATTAATGGAACTAAGCTAAGCTCATCTGCCAGATGTATTGGCGCTCTTGAAGATGGAGCTAATGAGACCATTTACTGGTTTGTTCATGACCCTGATTTTAGCGTAGGCGCAACTGGTAAGTTAGATTTAATAGTATCATATCACTCCATTACAGGAGCATTAATATATCACGTTGTAAGTGTGGATAATGGAACGGGCTCTAGCACCACCCTTAACTTTGACCCTGATTTTTTAATTACAGGAGTTGATAAAATTGAAAATTTATTATTATTTACTGACAACACAAACCCTCCTAGAGTAATAAATATTAATACCAATTACGCTGACCCTGTAGCTAATATTGATCAGTTTACCGCTGAGGAGATAATGGTTATTAAAAAACCTCCTATTGCCGCTCCCACTGTTGAGTTAATAAAAACAAATTTAGAAGACGCTTTTCTTGAAGAGGAGTTTATATGCTTTGCATATAGATATAAATATGCTAACGGGGAATATTCAGCTACATCTCAGTTTTCAGAACCTGCTTTTAATCCAAAAGCTTTTGATTTTTCTGCTAATAGTTTTTTGAATGAAGGAATGACAAATGAGTTTAATGGGGCTATTGTTGAATACAATACTGGAAGCTCTATAGTTGTAGGGATAGATTTACTTTTTAAAGAAGCCACCGATCCAACTATAAAAATTATTGAATCCATTAATAAAAAAGACGCTGGATTAACCGACAATAGTAACGAGACTTTTACTTTCACAGATAGAAAAATCTTTACAATCCTGCCAGAATATGAAATATTAAGACTTTATGATAATGTGCCTAGGCTAGCTAAGGCTCAAACATTAATGGAAAATAGATTAGTTTATGGAAATTATATTGAGGGGTATGATTTAACTACTATCTATAGCGCTCCTATTGATTTAAGCTATAGCGCTACATTACAACAGACCCCTATAGCATTATCCGTCTTAACAAGCACTTTTGCGAGCGCTGAGTATACCGCTTTTGGGAATACTAAAACAGGTGTAGATAATCAAATAGATATTGATTTTACAGGGAACACAGATAAATTAATAACAGGTGCACAAATAAATATTAGCATAACTTTTGAGTTTGAATCTGCGCATGATACAAGCGGAGGAGGGCTTCCTGACACAGACCAGGGAGCGACCACGGTCTTTTGGAGCTATGTTTTACTACAAGATTTTAGAAATTCTGCTACTCCTATCGCAGCTTTAGTGGCTAATGGAGATTTTGCAGCTCAAGTAGGTACAGATGCTTCTATACAAACTGTTGCTGATGCTCAATCAGGAACT